ATTAACTCTAAATTAACTAAATTTAATTTAGATTCTAATAAAATTCATTATCAATTTTTATTTAAAGATTTAGGTCAAGAGCATTTAGATAGATTAAAAGATTTAGATAAAAAAATGTGGAAAGTAAATGCAGCTAAGCAAGTTTATCTTGTAAAATATGCTGGAATAACTGATATGATTCATAATGTTACCTCTAAAAGGGGCAGAGCATTAGCTGCATGGGAAAAAAGATATCCTAAGGTTATTGGTGTTTTAAAAGATAAAACAATTGAAGTTTTAAATAAATCAAATATTATACTTAATAGTTTAGATAATTATTTTGATCAATTTGCTAAATTTAGAGCTGATAGAGATCCAAATTCTTATGAAGAATTAGCGAGTTCATTTAATAAAGAATTTGCAAAATATGATGCTGATTTTAGAAATTATTATACTAATACAGTAAAACCATTTTTTGATAAAGCTAAATTATTTGAAGAAGCTGAAAAGGCAGAAGAATTAGCTCAATATAATAATCAAAATCAAATACCTTCAAGCGCTACTCCAGCTTCTTCAAGCCCTACCCCAAGTTCTATTCCAATAAGCTCAAAGCCTTTAGGATTAGCGGATACTATGATTTCATCTCCTGAAACATTAAGATCAAAAAAAGTTGAGCAAGAAGTTCCATTATCTTCTATAGACAGTAGCGATTTTGAAAAAGTAGATGAACAAGAAGTTCCATTATCTTCTATAGATAGTAGTAATTTTGAAAAAGTTGATTCAAAAGCGGCAAGTTTTATTTCAACATTAGAATCTTTAGCTAACGAAGACACTTCTATTTTAATAAGTTATATTAAGAAATTTGCTAAAAAAATAGAGGATAAAGATCCACAGAAAGCAATAGCTTTATTAAAAATAATAACAAAATCAAAACAATGATACAGTTTAAGAATGTAAAACAATCAAATTTAAATAATCAGCAAAATATAACAATAAAAATTGCCGCTGATTCTTTTATTGATGCTGTAGAATTTGGAAGAGTATTAAATACTGCTTTAGAAACAGAGTTAAATGCAAAATCTTTTACACATTCAGATAATAATAATGTAGAAGTAGAATGTTCTATTAATGGAACAACACATGGCTGTTTAAATATGGTAAAAGAATTAAGTTTTGCAATGGTTGAAGCGTTTAAAATAGCTTCAAAATGCCATGTAAAATTAGCTTTTGCTTTAGAAAAATCAAAATATAATCCTATAAATTTAAAAATTGCTGAGCAAAGTTATAGACAATTTCTTTTAAAAATGGTGAATAAAAATGAATGAAGCTAAGGTTTTAGATGTAATTAATCAATTTAAAAATACTGGAAAAACTTTTGCTGAATTTATTGGAGAAGTTTTTAAAGACAAATTAGTTGAAGTTTATTTAGGTGATAGCTATGAAGAGTTATCAACTGAACAAGTTAGTATATCTTATCCATCTGTAATATGTGGTAAAGTTGTTGGCTCTTTTAGAGAATGCTTGGTTTTAAATTGTGCTTATGTAGAAAATTCTAATAAATTAAATAAAAATTCAGAATTAAAATTTGGCAAAATGTTATTTTTACATGAATACTCTATAAAGTCAGTAAATGAAGTAGACGGAAGATCTATTTTTCAAGACCTACAATTAAGAAGCAAAGATTCTTTAACCATCAAATCTTTAAATGAGTTTATAAAATCAAATGGATAATTTTGTTATTTTAAAAGCTGCTAATTATTATGCTAATTGCATGATAAGTATAGCTAAAATAAGAAAATTGCCAAATGGCAAATATAAAATATTATCAAAAGATAATAAGTCTTTAGGAATTTTTACTTCAAAAGAAAAAGCTCAAAAAAGATTAATTCAAATTGAATATTTTAAAAAATTTGATCATTCTGATGCAGATGATAATGCTGTAATAGATTTAACTGACTTAGAAGAATTGACATTTTCCGCATTTATGAGAAAATTAAGAAAAGCAACTTCTGAAGATAAAGTTCATTATTTTTTAAAATTATTTAAAAAAGAAATGGATTTAGCTGTAAAAAACAAATTACAAAAACCCGAAAAAGTTGCATTACAAAATGCTTTAATAAAATATAATAAAAGATATAAAATAAAATTAAAAAAAGAAATATTAAAAAAAGCATCTATAAGTGAATTAGGTAATGCTAATCAAATTGCAAAATATTTGGCTAGTATTATAAAACTTACAATATCTAGAATTTCAAAAGAATCTAGACCAAAAGCTATTGCTAAATTAGTTGAAAAGTTTAAAAATATTGATATTGTAGATATTTCTTCTAAAAATTTACCTAATTCAGCAGCTATAGGGCAGTCAATATCTTTTGTTAAGAATATATTATTTAACCATGATGCAATTTTTGTATCTAATGTTTTAAAAGATTTAATAAATATACTAAATTCTGATGTTAATTTTGCTGATATAAATAATGCAGATATAGTATCTAATCAAAGAGAATATAGAAATGACAATAAAGATTCTTATTTAAATGAGGCTAATAGGTCATCTATAGCCCCTTATATGGATCCTTCTAGGACATATCCTGACCAAAACGTTCATAAACCTTTAAGCTCTCAATATCCAACAAGAGATAACTATGATCAAGAACTAAAAATGTCAGATGATAAAATAATAATGCCAAATGTAGGATTATATGATAATTCTGGTCCTATGAAAGGTATTGGTCCAGTAGAAAGTCCAGGAGGATTTATTCATCTATGAAAAAAGCGTACGCAATACAATTATCTTACAATATCTCTGATAATGAAAAGCTTGCTGCAGAAAAAGCATTATTATATTTTTCTGATGCATCTAAAAAGCTTGAAATGGCTAATAATCATCTTAATATATTAAAAGTTCCTTTTGAAGAGAATCAAGATATTACAAAAGAAGCTTTAATGGAAGAAAGAGTTGCTATTCGTAGATTTAGAGATAAAGCAATAGATAATTTTAATTTATTTAAAATATCAGCTTTTAAATGCGTTGATATTATGCAAAATTTTTCTTCTGATACAGAATCAGTAAAAATGTTAAAATCTTTTATATCAGAAATAGATAATTTAGAAGAAATTGTCAATGATTTTGCCGATTTATTTAAAAATATAAATTCAAATGAATTTAAGCCTTTAATTTTAAAAAATATTAAATTAATTCAGGATAAATGTCAAGAAATTCAAGATTTAACCGATCAAAGAATAAAAGCACATTTACAAACAAATATTTTAGCAAGAAGTTGGGTAAATTCTGTCAGTAATCAGCTTCAAAAAACAGTAGAAAAAAAGAAGCCATTAATTTTAGATTTGTATAATAAAATGCAAGATGAATTAAATATAGAGAAAAAATAACAAAAATGCTGGCAATAATAAATTATATTTTTGAAAGAAACATTAATTTTGTATTTTAGGATAACATGGCTTTTATAAAACGTGGTGATGGAAAAATTTTGAATATTATTAAAGAAAAAGATTTATCTAAAGAAGATTTTTCTAAAAAAGAAGCTGTTGAAGAAAAAGAAGCAGTTGAAGATGTTAACGAAAAACAAAAAAGTAAATAAGGTATAATATGTTAATAAAACTTGGTGAAGCTTCAGAGATTTCATTAGAACCTTTAGATTCTTGCACACCCTTAGTAAATCAGGATATGCTTGATAAATTTCAAAAAACAGCTAATGCTTTAAAAAGAGTTGCTCCAAAAGCCTCTGATTTTCTTTATTTTACAGCAACTATGCTTCATGCTGCCGAAGCTTCAGCAGTAAATGATGATGGCACACCTAGATTAAATGCAAAAGGTGAAGAAGTAAAAGTAGGTTGGGATAAAACTGGTGGCACTTGGCGCTGGCAAACTAATGATCCAAAAGTTAAGCCTTATAAAAATTCAAATGGTGATATTTTCCCAGAAGAAGAATTAGTTAAAGCATATAAAAAATGGCAATATAAACCACTATGTATTGATCATAAATCAAGCTCTGTAGACCATGTTAGAGGATTTATAGTTGATACTTATTATGATCGTAAATTAAAAAGAGTTATTGGTCTTTGTGCTTTAGATAAAGCAGGTTTTCCTCAATTAGCTAGACAAGTTGAAACTGGAGTTTCTAATTGTGTTTCTATGGGCACAGCAGTTGGCAGAGCAATTTGCACTGATTGTGCTACAGTTGCAAAAACAGAAGCTGATTTTTGTGACCATATGCGTAGAAAAACATGTTATGGTGAAATAAACGTAGATTTAAATCCAATTGAATTATCTATAGTTGTTAATGGTGCAGATCCTAAAGCTAATATAAAACATATTTTTGCAGCAGCAAATGCAATGAGTGCTTATTTAGAAGAAAAAGATAAAGAGCTTTCTAAAATAGCAAATACTTATACTGCAAGTATAGAATTTGCATCAGATAAATCTAAATCTTTAGATTCTAAAGTAACTAATATGCAAATTAAATCAGATGATTTAGATTCTTTTAAAAAAGATATCAATTCTGCAATTGAAGATTTTGAAAAATTACAAAATGATTTAAAAAATACAGAGGAAGATAATAATTCTGCCAATGATCAAGTATCTAATGATGAGGCTACTGATTCAGAATTATCATTATCTCCTCCACAGCAGAGATATGCTAATACAGATTTAAGCAAACTACATTTAGTTATTTATTCAATTAATGAGCAAATTAAACAAATGAGTGAAAAATTAAGCAAGTTAGACAAAACAGCTAATAAACAAGAGGAAAATATGTCAGGTGTAAAAGAAATAAATAAAAATGCTTATATGCAAGGCACAGAAGAGCCAGCATCTCCTGGTCAAAAGAAATATCCAGTAGATCCTCTCAATCAAAAATTGAGAGATGATGGGGATAGACACATGCAAGCAGATGGAGATATGGGTCCAGTTGACGGCATGTTTCCTGGCGATTTAGATCGTAAAAAAATGTTAGCACGCGCAGAATTAGAAGAAAGAAGCTTAAAACGCGCTGCAATCGTAGATCTTGCTAAAGAAGCCTTAGAGAAAAAATCATATTTTCAAAATGGCGAAGGTCCAAATAACCCAAATACTCCAACTCCAGGTAAACAAAAATATCCTGTTGATAAGTTAAATGAGCAATTACGTAATGTAGATAAACATATGGTTGGTAAAAAACCATTTCCAAATGTTGGTCCAGTAGATGGTACATATCCAGGAGATTTAGAAGTTAAAAAGAAATTATCAAGAGCTGAGGGAGTTATTAATGCTTCTTTTATTAAAGCAAAAAATAATGATGGCACAGTAAATCTTGGCAAATCATCATGGCAAGTTTTTAATGGAGATAGATTACTTTTAACAGCATCTGTAAGTGATTTAACTGGTGGACGCTCTGATTTAGTTTCTTATAACTCAGTTGCTAATGCAGAATTTGGTAAAAAAGTTATTGAAAATATAAAATCCTTTGGAGCTGATGGATTTAAACAAATAATGAAACAAGCTCAAGAAATGGTTCCTCCTCCACCACCACCTCCACCTGCTCCACAAGCTCCACAAGCTCCACAAGCTGAAGCTCCTGTAGAGGATAAAATGGTTGAAGATTCAGGTAATGCTGGTGACCCTAAAGAAGTTGCATTAGAATTATCAGAGAAAGTTAAAACACTTAGTTCAGATCTACACGAAGCTGTAAGAGAATTAGCTGGCGAACAAGTAGAAATGAATGATTCAGAAATGAGTGCAACTGCATCTTTTAATAAGAGCAGAAAAGAACTTAATTCATTACTATCAACTGCTATGACTGAAGCTGTTCAAGAGCTTGATGGACATAGTCAAGAATTAGAAATGATAGTAAATCTTTACGATAAAGATTTAGGAGCATCTAATGTCCCCGCATCTTTAGTAAATGATGCTATTATGGAAGCACAAGCTTCAGTAAATGGTGGATTTGAATTAATGAAAGCATTTATTTGTTATGCCGATGGAACTGAAGCAATGCTTAAGAAAGCAGAAATAATTTCTGAATTAAATGCACTAGCTTCTGATGAAAAAGAAGAGGATGGAATGGATTATCAACATGATGATGACTTAATGTCACTTTTAGAAGAGACAGATTCTGAATTAGATGAAGTCAAAGAAATGCATGATTCTGAAGAAGATGACCACGATCATGACCATGATTCTGACTTAGAGCATGAATTAGAATCTGATGAGTTTTCAGATTTATCTGATGAAGATTCTGAATCATTAAGTGATGAGATGGATATGTTAGAAGCAGAAGATGTTGATGATGCTAATGCAACAGTTAAGCAAGAAGAATTAAAAGATGTTAAATTACCACCAAATTCTACTGTTACAGTAGTAGCTGGATTTGACTCTAAAGATTCAAGAGCTGCATTGCGCGCTAAATTAGCAGCTGATTCATTAAAAGTCTCTCCATTACTTCATGATGCGCATCCAAAAGGCGGATTTACATTAGATTTAGATGTAAAACCAACCGGAGATTTAGCTAAAGTTGAAACTTTAGAAGAAGTTCATGATAAAATGATGGATATTGCTACCGCTCCTGTTAAAGTTAGAAAAGAAGCTGAAGCAATTGACCAATTAGTTAAAGCCGGATCATTAGACCCAGCAGATTTAGATGCTTTAATTTCAGAAGGTTTAGATAAAGATGCAGTTGCATACTGGAAGAAATATTATGCTAATGTAGATGGCGGTTCTGAATTTGCAAGTGAACTTGTAAAAGAACATGTTAAAGCTGAAATGCAAGCTGAATTAGATTTATACAAAGTTAAAATTGCTAGAGCTTATGAATTAGTATATGATATGGTTGAACGTGGTTTATGTCCAAATACTGCTTCTGCAAAAGCTGAACAAGTTGATGCTGTCATGAAATGTAATGATGAAAGTTTTGAAACCTTAAAGAAAGTTGTTGCAAAACACTCAACAGTAATGGAAAAGAAAGCTGGATTTATGCCAAACGTAGGTATAAATAGTGATGATTATTCAGGAAGTAAAAAATATAATGAATTTGAATCATTATCAGAGATGTTAGCTACAAGTAAAAGAAAAGGTTCATTTTAATTAAAATAAGGGCTAAAAAATGAGAGATAATAATAATTTTGCTGATTCAATAGCATCAAAAATGGATCAAATACTAAAAAGTGCAGAACACAAAATGATTTTTGGCAAATATGCTTCTTCAGAGGAAGTTTGCGAAGAACATGGTAAAGTAGATGATTGTAGTCTAGCTGATGATAATGATGCTAGAAAGAAAAAAGTTAAAAAAGAAGAAGAGGAAGAAAAAGAAGAAGATAAAGATAAGGCTGATGATTACATGGAAGCTTCTGCTTTTGATGTAGCAATTGATAGCTTGCTTACAGCTTCTGCTGCCCTTGATTCTGTTGGTATGGGAAATACATCTTCTCTTAGTTTAAAATTAGCTTCAATAGTAGTAGAGGCTAAGAAAAAAGATAAAGAGAAAGACAAAGATAAAGAAAAAATGAAGAAAGATATGCAAATGGCTAAAGATAAAGCAGCTAAAGAAAAAGCCAAAGAAAAAGCTGAAAAAGAAAAAGCCAAGCTAAAAGAGCAAAAAGAAAAAGAAAAAGCTAAAAAAGATATGCAAATGGCTAAAGATAAGGCTGCTAAAGAAAAGGCTAAAGAGAAAGCCGAAAAAGAAAAAGCCAAATTAAAAGAGCAAAAAGCTAAAAAATAAATAAAAATAAACACTACTAAAAACGCCTATTTATATATATAGATAGGCGTTTTGATTTTAAATAAGGAAATTTAATGTTTAAATATGAAAATTCTGAGCAAGAAATACTTGAAAGTATGCAAAAAGTATTATTAAATTCAGACAAAAATGATAAAATAAATAAATTATCAAAAGTAATTGATAATTTAAATTCTGCAATATTAATTTTTAAAAATGCAGGTTTAGTTTCAGAAGCAAAAAAAATTAATGATATTTTAGAATCAATTATAGCTGGAGAATAAAATGCTAAGAAAAAATGCAGGAGATTATTTAGCCGATGGTATGGAAAAAAATCTAAAATTCTCTGAAAAAAAAAGAGAAGCCATCCAAAGTCTTGATATAGCTTTACAGAATGTCAATCACGCAATGCAACTTTTAGATGAATTAAAGTTATATAAACAAGCTGATTCTTTACTAAATGTTTTAGTTAAAATATCTTCTAATGATGAAGATGAAGAAAAAATAATAGATTTATTAGAATCAGAGGATATGCTTAATTTTGCTAATGATGGAATTAATGAGTTGTTAGTAGAAGATTCTGAAGAACCAGAATATTTAAATAAAAGTTTAAAAGATCAAGATGAATTTAATGATTTTGATTTTGAAGATGAATAATTAAGGAATAATAATGTTTAGAATAGTTTATTCTGGCGGAGCAATGCCAGCATCTTTTCCATTAGATCCTAGCGCGCAGTTTCAAGCAGGAGCAATTGGAGAACTAGCTGTTATTGGTAATCAAGTGCTATGTACTGTAAGTAATGGAACAGCACCTTTAGGAATTATAGATGATTATAGAACAAGAGCATTTACAAATATTTCTTGGAATGAAGAAGTAATAGCTCCTGTAACAGGTGTTTTAAATTCAAGTACAGGACAATTAGTAACTCCAGTTGAACTTCAAGTTCCCCTAAAACACCCTTATATTGTATCTTCTAGTTTTACTTCTACAGTAAATTGTTCTTTAAATAGTACTAATGGAATTGTTGCTTTTATAGCAGGAACTCCATTAAATATAGATCTTGATGGAGATGGTACTCCAGACGCAATAAGAGCTATAGTAAATTATACTTATCAAGTAAATAATATACCTGGAGATGATAGCACTTCTGGAAGTGGTAGAGTTACTATATGGTATGAAAGAATTATTTTTGAAACAGATCAATATGAAACAAATCAACAATATGCTGTAAAAAGTAATTTATTTGTTAGTGAAGTTGGATTATTAACTACTAGACAACCAAGTAAATTACACCCAGCTGTTGGCATGGTTATGATACCACCTACTTCTAAATCAAATAGATTGCAAGCTTTATGGTATTAAAATCAAAATTTATAATCATTAATTCAATATATATGTATATATTAAGGCACAAATGAAATCTATTTTAAAAAATAACTCAGCTGTTTTAAAATCTTTTATGAAAGTTGCAAAAGATAAAAATTTAATTAAAGAAGAAACTCCTAAATCATTAGATTTAAAAGCTTCTGATAATTTAATGGATAATGTTTTAAAATTATGCAATGGATTAAGAGCAAAGGGTTTTGAAGAATATGCTAATGAATTAGAAAGTAATTTTTTATTATATACAAGCGCTAGTATTTCTTATGAATCAGATGGTTCAAAAAAATTAATAGATGAGGCTCATCCTGATGGAAGTTTTGAAATGAAAGATGTTGAAGGAGAAGCTATTTTTCATACAGTTTTAGACACTCAAGTAAAAATGCTTGAAACTCTTTCAAAAACTCCAAAAATAAAAAACGCTCATATTATATCTGAAGTAAAAAAAGTTTTTGGTCAATTACGTGAAGATGTTCCAGAAACAACTTTACAAACATTATTAAATGGTGGAGCCGGACAATTAATAAAAGATGTTGTAAATACTAGAGCTTTAACACCTGAAGAACAAGAGATTTTAAAAAGACGAAAAGGCGTTAATAAAGTAAAAGAAAATAAGGCTTTATCAGATAAATTAGCTGCAGATTATGATATTGCAACTAAAAGAGTTGCAAGATTTAAAGCAATTATAAAAGCTAATAATATGAAAAATGCAAATGAATTAAATACTTTTTTAGATAAAGTTAATTTGTTTTTAAATACAAATAAACAAGATTTTATATCTAATGATTTTAAAGAAGATGAAAAAGTAAGAGAGCCATATGTAAAAAAAATAAATGAAGCTAATGCGAAATTAGATACTTTTGAAAACAGATGGTTAAAATGAATAGATTAAAAAAAATAAATAATCTTATAAAAAAAATAGCGCAAGAAATTGATTTACCTCCAGTTCCTGGAGATGAAAAGCCTGTTGCTAAAAAATCACCATTATGGCAATCTCCTTCTAGCTTATTAGGTAATTTACCACCTGGAACTGTAAATCCAGAAAAAAGATTTGTAACTTATAGCAATCCAGATGTTAAAAAAATGCAACTTGCTATTTTAAATTTTGCTGATGTTGCTTCAAAAACAGATGTTACTGCATTACAAGGAAATCAAGAAGGTCAATTACAAGGAAATCAGTCTAGGGCAATTAAACCTATTTCTACTGAAGTTGATGACCCTAATTTAAAATTAAACGAACAAGTTAATTATATGAATACATATAATGATAAAGAATATTTAGGTGGATCTGACCCATTTGGTAATTTTATAATAAATAATTATATTCCTAAAGATAGCTATACTGGCAAACAATATTTAAATGTTGATGTATCTGGTAATAAATTAAGAGAATCAGCTTCTATGACGCCTCAAAGTTTAAGAGGCATTATTGATTCAATGAAAAGAGTTGGAACTCCAGGCTCTTCTGGAACAGAAAAATCAATTGATGGTATTTGGCAAACAAGAACAAATAATGCATTACATGTAATATCTGATTTAGTTCAAGCTATGTTGAATTTTATAAATGATATGAAAAAGCCTGTAAAAGGTTATTCTCAACAAGAGCTTGATCAATATAAAAAGCTTGTTCCTAATTCTTATACAGATTTAAAACAAAATGAAATAAGTAATATTGCTAAAGAATTAACTACTCATATTGAAAAAATGACTGTATTTTTTAAAAATCTAATACCATCAGTTTTTTTAAATACTCAATTAAGACAATATATTGATCAAAAGGCTTCTTTTTCTAAATATACTGTTTTACCAGATGATGATAAACTTTTTAATCGCAATATATCTGTAAATATAAGTGGTAAACAAATAAATATATCTTTAAATGATTTAAAAAACAAAGATTCATTTAAAAAACTTATAACTAATTATTTTGGTCAACTAGATCCTGCCGCAGAAAAAAATACATTAAAATATGTATTAACTGAATTAAAAAAACAATTAAATACTCAGTCAGAGCTTGCAAATGAGAGAAAATAATGAGTTTTTTATATAATAAAGATCTTTTAGAAAAATTAAAAAAAATAGCTCAGACTCAAAATTTTGACAAAGAGTCAATTGAGCTTGCTAAAAATTTAATACCATTATTAGAGCAGCAAATTGACGGAAAAGACACTTTTACTGCTAATAAAGCAGACGCAGAATTGCATACTACAAATTTAAAAGATTTAGATTCTTTTTTATTTTTCTTATATTTTAATAAAGTAACTCATAATGGAACACTTATAGTTGATAAAGGTAATGTTAGCTCAAAAGCAGCTGATAAAAGCTATGTCCCTTATTCAAAAAATGGGCAAGAACCATATGAATATTATATAAATAAAAATAGTATAAGTGCTTATTTAAAATCATTGCTTGATACTGATAATCCAGTATTAAAAGTAATGATTAATAAATTAATTGAATCTTTAAACCAATCTTTAAATTTAGATTTAACAAAAGACACATTATCAAATCCAAAACCAACAAGTGGACAAGTTGGATTTGCTATTGAAGATAATTCTACAGAAAAAACACAAAATAATGTCGAAGTAACAGATGCTAATAAAAATAAACAAGAGGTTAGTATACAACAGCAATCTGCCCAATTGTTTGAAGAATTAGCCAAAAATCTTCCATTAGATAATGATGATGTAGATTTTCAAAGAATTGAAAGATTTTTCCAAATATATGAAGAATTAAATAATTTTAGATCTATATTAACTCCTGGAAGAGTTTCTGCTACTACAAGTATATCTGCTGCAAGACAAGCTATTAAACAAGCTCAATCAGCAACTGTTAATGGAAATACTTCAAATATTTTACTTACAGGTTTAACTCCACAGCAATTAACTTTAATATTAAAAACTCCTTGGAATACTCATTATGATTATTTTATAGAAAAATTACTTCTTGTAATTGAAAATACAAGAGCTGTAATATCTGAATTTTATAATGCTTATGTTAGAAAATCTACTCCTGATAGTAGAATCGTAATGTCAGATTCTTTAGCTCAATTAGTAAGCAATCAAATGGCTATTTATACAAGCAATAATCATCAATTAAGTGATCTTAAACTTAGAATGGGTGAAATAAAAGTATGAGCGCAATACAATTTTATCATGATGATTTAGTTGTTAGAAGTTTTTTAAGAAAGAATGCTCAAGATTCTTCTTCTTTAATTTCTGCTATTACTACTTATTTTTCAAATAATTATGATGAAAACAATCCTGCCAAATCAATTATAAATGATTTGGCTCCAGGAGTAGTTTTTAATATATTAAGTAAAGGATTAGGGCTAACTTGGATTGGATTTGCTTTTTCAGTAGCTATGCGAGTATTTCACATAGATATATATTCGATTTTACAATCAATATATGATCAAATTGTACCTGCTTTATCACAAAATAATAAATTTACTTCTGATAAAGTTCATGAAATTGTAAAAAGTTCAGTTGAAAATTCTTATAAAGAACCTGTTAGTTCTCAAGCTTCAAAAATAAGAGAAGCTATATTATTTAAAGCTGCATTAGAAGATTATAAAATAAATAAAAATGCAGGAGTTTTAGGTAAAGCTCCAATTAGTTTATTAACTTCAATATTAAGTTGGTTTTTTAAAATAGCTTTAGCCTCTGCTGGATTTATGGTTGCAGGAGATGCTATAAATAAAGTATTGAATAGACCAAATGCTCTTGATTCTTCATATCAAGAAGGAAAAACGCCTCCAGCTCCATTTAAAGAACAAACAGCTATTATTAATAGCACTCAGACAAAATATCCTGTAAAATCATCTTATATAGATACAAAATATAATCAAGGAACTCCTTGGAGTGTTAATGCAAATAATTCTCCAGAAGGCATTGAAGATATGTTAATTAGTTTTGCAAATGAAGTATATGATATAAAAGATAATCCTAAAATAAATAATTCAACTGCTTTTAATGTATTAAAAGCAAGAATAGTTGCTTTTAATAAGTCATCAGAAGGTGATAATTTAGTATTTATTCCACAGTACTTGAAATCTAAAAAAGAAATTGTTGACACTTTTATTGATGAAGTGGCAAAATCTAAATAAAAGGAAAAAATGAGACGTTCTGAAATATTTGATAATTTTATTAAAATTGCCGAAAAAAAAGGTTTAATTTCAGATGAAGATGTCCAGAAAAAAATTAAACGCTTAGAAGATACTAGCTCTCATGAACGTCGCTCATCAAAAGAAATAAGCGAACTTTATGATGTAAAACCAAAAGATCAAGACTATAAAAAAAATATAATGGAAATTGCTCACAAAGATTCTTTTGTATTTTCTCCTGCTCATGATAAAATAAATGGTTTAATTGAAAATGAAAATGAAAGACAAACTATTAATTTAAATGTTTTAAATAAAAAAGTTCGCGGCTTATTAAATAATCAAAAATATGCTGAAGATAAATTAATTTTAAATTTGCTTAAATTAGGTAATTCTTTAGATAATAAAGACCAAGAAGAATTAGCTGTATTATCTGATACATGTTTAATGCAAATTACTAAAAAAGCTAACCCTCTTGTTGTTGCTGTAGTAGCTGCAACTTTAGTAGGTGCTTTTTGGTTACATCAACATTTACCAAATGTTAATGAGGGTTTTTTAAACAATTTAAAAAAATTAGTAAGTGAATTAGATGATTTAATAAATGATCAAGCAGGAATAGCTTTAGGATATTCATATAGACCAGAATTTATTAGAGATATGGGTGTTTTTAGAGCTGAATTACGAGAAATATATAATATATATACAGATAAAGTTAAAATAATAAATGAAATAGAAAGACCAAAATCTGCAAAAGAAATGTATCAAATAAGCCTTAAACCAGAAGGGCATGAAGCGTCTGAAGCTTATAAAGCTTTAAAAGAAAAGTTTTTTAATGTTTATGTTAAAATAAAAAAAATAATTAAAAACTTTTCTTCAGCTGATTATAAATCACGTCAAATTGTTGATAAAGGCGCAATAACTTCTGTTGTTGATAAAATGCAATTTCTTCATGGCGGAAAAGGATTGATTGCAGATGATTTTGATGATGTAAAAAATGCTTTAATACCTTTTGAAGAATCTTTTACAAATATAATTAAATTGTTAGAGTCGGCTGATTCTTTAGAAAAACAAACAGCTTCTGAACTAGCTGATGCCGCAAATTCTTTTGAAGGTGAAGTTACTCAATCAAAACCTCAAACTTCAAATTCTCCATCTTCAGAAACTTCTGCTACTTCTCCTGAAAATGATGATGAAATAAGTTCTCAAATTGCAGATTTAAAGAAAAGATTTCCATTTTTAGCATAAATAAAAAAATAAATATATCAATAAATAAATATAAAATTAGATTTTTGTAAGTTAGGTGTAAGATTTGCTTAAATAGCAATTGAAAAGGAATTATAAATATGGCATTAAAACTTTTACAACCAGGTGGTCAACCATTTGGTCAATTTGACGGTCTCGATACAGAATTCTTAACCTTAAAAGGTGGAGAAGTAGTTACATTTGGCTCAGTATTAGTCTCAGGAACTGATAATGCTGCGTCTGATGCATTTGACGGTTATGTATCACCTTCAGGTCCTCGTCGTGTAGTTGTTACCAAAACATTAACCTCAAGCTCACGTCCATTGATGTTAGCAGATGATGGTGTTGCAGGATATGGTACACTTTTCGGAACTGTAGTTGGTGGTTCAGTTGGACAAACCTCATATGGTCCCTCAAGCTCAGTAGCTTCTACTGATTTATTAGGACCACACACTTCAACTGGTTCAGGTAAAGTTACTTGCTGGGCAATGCCTGGTTTATATGCAGTTACTCTTGATGCAACAGATACAAATGCTTCAACAGGATTAACAGTATCTAACCCTTCATTAACAGCCGGTGCAGCACTTTACTATACTACAGCTGGTCTTTTAACTACATCTTCAGCTAACTCAACTGTTGTTGCAAGATTCGTTGAATTTACAAATAACAACTCTTTAGTTACTACATCAAATAACTTAGTTGGTACTTTGTCTACTCCAGATGGTGAATTAACAACTAGCTCCAAGACCTATACTCAAGCAGTATTCTATTGGAACCCACCTGTTGCTTAATTAGTTTAATTTTTTAAACTTAAAAAGAACTTGATTTATTTCAAGTTCTTTTTTTTTATTTTTTTATTAAATACATATGAATAATTTAATATAAAATTACATGATTTTCATGTGAAGTTTATTTTGATACTTTTAAAAATCAAAAGGCTGGTTTTATAACTGGCAAATTTTTCAATTAAATGGAGAAATATGAGTATTTTTAATAACAAAGGTGAGCTTAACGCATCATCTAGACAAGAGGCTTTAGCTCAGCTAGCCAAGATTGCATCAATTTTAGAAGACAACAGCCCTTCAAATTCACACTTAGCTGGATCTCCAGTTAATGGTAATGCTGTAGATGAGTTAATTGCTCGTGCAATTGATACTCAAGATGGAAAAATGGCTCTTGCTCAAGCAATGGCATCTCCCATTAATCTCTAACGAGTGGGAGTAAAATTAAGCTATATGCTGGAAACTCTAAAAGCCTCTACACTTTAACACCCTACAGGTTATGCACAGTAGCTAACTTAAAATAAAAGTTAAAGTAACAGATTGAGGATGATATAGACAATCAGCAGGGAAGGCTAAAAATGAAAGACGATAGCTCAGAAATCATAAAACTTTATCAAGATGGTTTAACTCTAAAACAAATTGCAAAAATAAAGAAAATTGCTCCAAAAACAATTGGAAAAATTTTAAAAAATGCTAAAATTTCTTTTAGAAAAAAATATTTAATAGATCTTACTGATAAAGAAGTAGAAGATATAATTTTCAAATTTAAAAATAAAAAAACAATAAAAGAAATAGCTAAAGAGTATGAAATATCTCCTCCAGCAATATCTAGATTGTTAAAATCAAAACAAATTGAAGTTATATGTTCTGAAAGAAAATATGATATTTTGAGACAGACTCCTATAAATAAAAAACAACAAGAACTTATTGTTGGAAATGTTTTAGGAGATGGCTGTATTTATAGAGAAGGTAAAAATGGTCTTTATAAATTATCGTTTGGGCAATGTGAAAAACAACTAGAGTATTTTCTATGGAAATATGCAATGTTGGATCCTTTTGTAAATACATATAGAAAAAGTATTGATAAAAGAGGAAATTCAATAATGTATCAGGCAACAACAATATGTCATAAAGATTTTAAAAAATTTGCTGACATGTTTTATGACCAAAATAGAAAAAAACATATTCCAGATAATTTAGACATGTATTTAACACCATTATCATTATGTGTTTGGTATTTAGATGATGGAAGTTTAAATTCAGGTGTAAATGCAAGAATACATACGTTGTGTTTTACTTATGAAGATCATATAAAACTACAAGATTATCTTGTAAGATGTTTTGATTTAAAATCTAAAATTTGGAAAAGAAGTTATAAAAATAAAATTTATTATGGACTTTCTTTAAATAAAGAGAATACTCAAAAATTATCTGATATAATAAGACCTTATGTTGTAGATTGTATGAAATATAAAATAATGCCCCCATCTTTAGAACCCTCAACGACTACATGCTTAACAGAAAAATAATTTTCTGATGATATAGTCTGATCTTTATAGAAATATAAAGAGCTTAAGTAGAAATACTTAGCCGCTTTTGATAATGGAATTGCTCGTAGAGCTTTAGAAGTTGATGTTCTTCAGCAAGGCGCAATACCAACATATGAACGTGATATTGATGTTGCAGCAGTTGTAATATCTTCAAATGGTACTGGTCCAGAATCACGTGTTTTTGGTGACCGCATTGTTGTTCCTGAATTTGAAATTTTTTCAAATCCAACTGTTCGTACATCAGAAGTTAAAAGACGCAGATTTAATATAATTGATCGTGCAGTTCAAAAGGCTCGTCAAGAAATTCAAGCTCACGAAGATGCAAACGTCTTTGCAGCTTTTGATAGCGCTGCTAGCGTAGAAAACACTTTTGCAGATTTAGCTGACTCAGGTCTCTTAAAGAGAGATTTAGGTGAGATTAAAACTCAAATAGATCGTTGGGACTTAGTTACAACCAAATTCTTCATGAATATCGTTGAATTTAATGATATTCTTAAATGGGGAGCTGGTGGTGGTCAAGGCGTATCAGGTGGTGAATTTGATATGGTTACCATGCGCGAAGTTCTTCAGACTGGTCTTTATGCTCATATCTGGGGCGCTGATATCATGGTTTCTAAGATCGTTCCTCCAGGAACTGTCTATGGTGTCGCAGATCCAGAGTTTGTTGGTGTTATGCCAATCAGACAAGACATCGAAGTCATGCCAGCAGATGAGCCTAAACAGTTAAAATTAGGATGGGTAGTATCAGAAATAATTGGAATTGGCGTACTAAATCCACGCGGTGTTGCAGCTGGTCGCAAATCAGTTGTTGTTGGTTCATAATTAGCTTAATTTAAGCCTTTAAGAATAGCTGGGTAAATCCCGGCTATTTTTATTTATGCCTTGAACCCTAGCAGTGTAGTGGCACCCTGATATATTGTTATGAGAGGCAGCATGAATTATAAAATAAAAAAAATGGTTGAAGACGGCTTTGCAGTAAAAAGAATTGCAAATATATTAAAAATTAATGAAAATGAAGTTAAATCTATTATAAAACAAAACAATTATAATTTATTAAAAGAAACATTTACAGATGATAAAATAGACATTATATGTAATTTATATAAAGAAGGTGTATCTGCAAAACAGCTTGGCATTAAATTTTCTATAGATAAAAGAAAAATTCAAAAATGGGCTGCTAATCAAAATATTTTAAGAGATAAAAATAATTGCCATAGATTTACAGAATTTAATCAAAATATTTTTGACATTATTGATAATGATGAAAAAGCTTATTGGCTAGGCTTTTTTTATGCAGATTGTTATAACTGTAATACTACAAATACAGTTTCTTTATCTTTACAAGTTTTAGATAAAATTCATTTAGAAAAATTATGTAATTTTATTGGATTACCAACAAATAAAATAAAATATACAAAAAATAAAGAGGGTTATGAATACTATACTTTAAAAATGTATAGTAAACATATGTGCAAAATCTTATCTAATAAAGGTTGCCCACAAAATAAAAGTTTTATAATTAAGTTTCCTGAATGGCTTGATAATAAATATTATATTTCTTTTATAAGAGGTATGTTTGATGGTGATGGAAGCTTAGCTCATAGAGCCAATAATGAATGGAAATGGTCTTTAGCTACCACAAAAGAATGTGGGGAATATATTCAAAATATAATCTTGAAAGAATTAGGCTTAATTGTAAATTTATCATATATTTCCAAAACAAATAATAATACTTATGAATTAGAGACAAATGGAAATGAAAAAGTTCTTAAATTATCAGAATGGC